CGAAAGCTAATTATTGAGCGTTGGCAGTTCCTTGAAAACGAGCTTGAAGTATTAAAAACCCGCTCGGACACCAAGAAACGACAACTTGAAGCAATGGAAGCGTTAAGCCATTTGTTGCCCACTGATTTAAGTGAGGAAGAGTTAAGCTACATCAAAGCAAACACGGTGGTCAATAAGGCTGTAAGTACGCTGTTTGGCTTTCCTAAAATGCTTAAAAAAGCAGAAATGAATGACGACATGGTACATGTGCGCGACACCGTTTTAGATGATTATGTCGCCTTGTTTGAAGTGTTACAGGACAACGGATTAGTCAAAGATGCTATTTATGCTAAATGGCAACCAAATCGCATTACAGTTGATGCTGCGTTGCATATCACGATTATAAAATGCCCACATCAATAGACGACAAAATCATAACTGACTCGCTCTACCTAAACCGCTTTGACGCTCAGCAGCGGAAAGAGGTAGAGGCGCTGTTAAAGCAAATGAAGCGCGAACTGTTGGCGATATTGTCTGAAAAATACCTGCTTGAAGCCACAAAACGGCAGGTTCAGGCGCTAATAAATGAAACCGATGCGGTGATAGACAAGTACTACAATCAGGCCGCGACACAGCTCGATATTGAGTCGTTATTTATGCACGTAGTCGGTACCGCGCAAGCGGCAGTTCAAGCGGCCATCCCGATCACAATAGCCGCAGGGTTGCCCACGGTCGGACACATGAAGTCTATTATGTCGAGTGTGATGTTTGACGGGTCGCCGTTGGCTGCCTGGTGGGATAAGCAAGGGCAGGATGTTAAATTTAAAATGGGGGGCATTATCAGACAGGGGATCGTCCAGGGTAGCGATTACGGTAAATTAGTTGGGCCGGTAATGGATTTGTTGGATATGAAAAATAAACGAGGTGCAGTTGAAAACGCACGCGGTCTTATTCATACCTCGATTCAAACTGTCGCTAACGATGCGCGGATGGCCGTATTTGAGGCTAATGCGGATGTGATAAGGTGCTTAGTTTGGGTAGCAACTTTAGATTCTCACGTCTGCCCTTTGTGCATTGGTCGCAGCGGTAAAAAATGGAAAGTAGACAGGACGCCGATAGGTCATAAAATACCGTTCCAGTTGCCGCCCATTCACGTAAAAGATAGGTGTATAATTTCTGGGCAGTCAATCTACACCCCAAAAGAATCAACACCAGGCTTTGAGCGAGCAAGCTCCATCGGTCCGGTTGATGCAAAAATCACGTTTGATGAATACCTTAAGCGAGTGCCCCCCGCGCAGGTCGAAGAGATGTTAGGGAAAGGTCGTTATCAACTCTGGAAAGATGGTAAGATAACGACATTACAATTGCTTGATCAGACTGGGCGGGAGTTGACGCTTAAGCAGTTGACTGAGAAATACGGGTAAATTTTGACGGCTTGAATCCAAGCCGTGAGATTAAGAATGCAATGGGTAATACGAAGACTGGGTCATGACCAGCACCCGAAAGCATGGTGAGTTGCGCCACCTTAAAAAGTCCTTTAATACGTTCCTGGGTTGGAAGCGCATGACAGCTGGAAAGACAGCACTCTATTTTTCACGTTCGCTTAAAACGCAGTGCCCTATCCCGATCTGCATTGCTCGCATTAGCCACCAAACATCCTCATCAACCTTCACCACAGCTCCGAGAGCCGTCTCTGCGCGGCCTAAATTATCTTCGTCTGGCATGTAATGTTCTTTCACAAGCCGTAATGCTTCATCAAATCCTACATTACAAACCCATCGACACAGTGGACAGGTTGCGAATCCCAATCCGAAAATCGTTTAGATGCTGCTAATGAGACATTCGAAAAATTTAAAACATTGGCGATTGAGCTTAATATTAAATTAGATGAGAGCATATTGACCGGATGACCGAAAACAAAGCAAAGGCGGCAAGGATAGCCGCCAACCTTTCTTGCAGGGAAGCCGCCGAACTTGTCCAGGTTGCAACGGTAACATGGCAAGTCTGGGAAGGCCAGACCAAACGCAAAACCGAAATCCCTTTCGCCACGCTTGAGTATTTCAGGCTTGTGACTGGGACGCATCCAAAGCTCGTTTTGAGAAAACATGAAAATTAGAGAGGATTTATGAGTACAGTACAAATCAACACCCAATGGAGCGACGTTTTTACAACCGGGAAAATTGATAGTCTATTAGGCCAAGCTGAACCGTGCAGTAACGAAGCAAAGGCCGTTGCTTGTGCGTTAGCATTGGAGGCGTGGGCTAATTGCATGGCGGGCAATAAGCCTCCAGAAAACTTCGGTTGGGGCATGATGGCACTTGCAAAGTGGTCGGGGTTAAGCAATAAGGATTTGATGCCTGAAAATGCCGGTGCGGTTGCGTGTAGGGCGTTAGCTGAAATCAATGGCTAATGAAATATAGAGCGCTGTCTTTCCAGCTGTCATGCGCTTCCAACCCAGGAACGTATTAAAGGACTTTTTAAGGTGGCGCAACTCACCATGCTTTCGGGTGCTGGTCATGATCCAGGCTTCGTATTACCCATTGCATTCTTAAATTCGTGGCTCAAATCTAAGCCACGAAGAATTACCCGTATTTCTCATTCAACTGCTTTAGCGTCAATTCACGCCCCGTCTGATCCAACAACTGCGAGGTCGTTATCTTACCATCTTTCCAGAGTTGATAACGACCTTTCCCCAACATCTCTTCGACCTGCGCCGGTGGCACGCGCTTTAAATATTCATCAAACGTGATTTTTGCATCAACCGGCCCGATTGAGCTTGCACGTTCAAATCCTGGCGTGGATTCTTTGGGGGTGTATATTGACTGCGCTGAGGTGAGGCAACGACATTTTACGTGCAATGGCGCTTGTTTAAACGGGAATTTATTCGGCGCAATCGGTTTTTTTTCTATAACCGTCCATTTCTTACCGCTGCGTGGTATGCACTGCTGACGGCAAGTATGCCCATCTAGAACTGATAAATGCACTAAGCATCTGATCACATCCGCATTTGCCTCAAATACAGCCATTCTCGCATCGTTGGCGACAGTTTGAATCGACGTATGCACTAAGCCGAAAGCATCCCGCTTAGTCTTCAAATCAAGCAATTCGTTAACCGGGTTTATCAGCTTGCTATAGTCGCTGCCCTGGACGATACCCTGGCGGATAATGCCGCCGAACTTGAATTTGACATCCTTCCCTTGCTTATCCCACCAGGCGGCCAAGGGCGAACCGTCAAACATCACATTCGACATAATGCTCTTCATGTGTCCGACCGTCGGCAACCCCGCGGCTATTGTGATCGGGATGGCCGCTTGAACTGCTGCCTGCGCCGTGCCGACTACGTGCATAAATAACTGTTCAATATCAAGCTGTCCAGCTGCATTATGATAAACGGTGTCTATCACTGCATCGGTTTCATTTATCAGCGCCTGGACCTGCCGTTTTGTGGCCTCAAGCAGGTATTTTTCAGACAGGATCGCCAACAGCTCGCGCTTCATCTGTTTTAGCAGCGCCTCGACCTCTTTCCGCTGCTGGGCGTCAAAGCGGTTAAGGTAAAGCGAGTCGGTTATGATTTTGTCGTCAATTGATGTGGGCATTTTATTCCAATCGGTCAATAGTCATTTCATTGTATAGGTCAATCAATGTCGCCTTTCGGGTTTCACGGTCAAGACCTGCACCGATTAAAACAGCGTTTCGAGTTTCAAGGGTTTTCAGGACGTTTAATTCACGGGCGTTTAATGTATTGCGGTCAACGCCTTTGAAGTTTCCAGTCATGGCAAAATTAACAAGCAAAGCCTCATTCATGTAATGGTGAGACTTGGTATCTTTACCAGCTAGTTTACGCACTTCCTGCAATGTAGCTGACATGACTTTATATTCTAGCGCGGCGTATTGTCGTTTCTGTTGCCAGTCTAGTGATCCTTGCCGTTTGATTAGCGCGTTGTTTTCGTTAATCAGCCGCCTAAATTCATGAACAAGACGTTTTTTGAATGCGCGAACAACGTCATTATTACGAAACAGCGTGATTAAATACGTCGCTTGGTCTTCATTTAAAAGCGCGTATTCAGTGTCGCCGCCGCCATGCTTACCTTTTAATCTTGGTTGGATTTGAAACGCTAGCAAGCCGAACTCTTCAAAGTCATCTTTGTACTTGCGAATAATTTTTATAACACTGGCATGCTGAATTTCACAGCCACTTGCAACGATAAGTGAATCGGTCAATAAATCGGAATTTGTTTTTGTAACTAGTTTTTGCATTTTGATACCTTTATCTTAGGTTTATCGAATGGAAGTGGCAACAGGTGATAAATCTGCTTTCGGATTGCAAGCCTAGCCACAAATTAATTATATCACATCCCCTCAGTCAACGCCCCGTGATACTTGAAGCGTGGAAGCGCAATCGTTATGAATGGTTAACCGGAAACAGGGTAACGACGCCTGCTTTTGCTCCGTCGAGCTATCCGGTTAATTTGTTGTTATTCTACGGCAGCTCAGTTATTGCCGCCTGCTCTTCTTCAATCGTCCGGCCATTCTCTATTAGTTCACCCTTTTTCAGATTGTAAAACAGCGTTTGATAACTGATGGCCCCGGTTTGATTCGCCCGGACAAAACTATCGAGTTCCT